GACATGCTTAGCATCACAACCAGTATTGGCAAAGCAATAAAAACCATAAGCGATTTCCTGATGGGAAAGGCACAGCGGCTGACTTCGTGGCTGAAAAATATTGCCGAGAAACTTGGCGGCGTAGAACAGCTGCTGAAGCTGATCGTGATGGTCGCCACAGCTCTGTTCCTTGCAACCAACGGAAGCAAGATTTTGTCTTTCTTAGCGGGCGCAGTGAAACTCCTGCAAGGATTTAATCTGCAAACTGCCCTTGCGGCCGCAAAATGGCTCTTGCTGTTCCTTGTGCTGGAAGATGTTTTTACATTCCTGCAGGGCGGCGATAGCGTCTTTGGGCGGCTCCTGAGCGAGGCTGGTGTTGATGTTGACGCATTGAGAGAGAAAATCAGTGCGTTCTTCGAGGGAGCAAAGCAGTTTGGCCGAGACGCTCTTGATTCGCTGGGACGGTTCTGGGAGGAGCACAAGGGCTCGATTTTAGTTGTTCTGCAAGCCCTTTGGCAAGGACTGGTTGACCTGACCGCAGACATCATCACATTGGGAGGGCACCTGTTCGACCTCCTGGCTGGCTTAATTACCGGCTTTCAGACCGGAGATTGGACGCAATTCCTGACAGGCTGTAAGGAACTGTGGCAAGATTTCCTCGATATTCTGAATGGTTTAGGACGCGCTGCTTTTGGCGAAACATGGAAACCACTGAAAGAAAGCGCACAGGCAATCTGGGATTGGCTGAAAGGATTCTTTGACTGGTTCGGCGATAAAATCACCTGGGCTAAGAACCTGTGGAACGGCGTAAAAAATTTCTTTACCGGTGGAAATGGTGATGATCCCGATGATTCTGATGAAGGGAACGGTTCTGATAAGAATTCGTCTGGTCCTAGAGGCGTGGGAGGCGGAAAGTCCTCTGGTGGCAGCGGCCGCACAAGCAATGGGAAATCACCGACAGGGGCGCAGGCTTCTTC